AAAGTAAATGGAGAGAGCCCTGTTCTGAATAGTCCAACTTACTCTCACCCAATTCTACATGAGCAATATGATCTAATCGGTATGACTCTTGATTGATGTATGTGAATTTACGATATGTCGAAAGATAGTCAAGAGTCTCCACACCCATAATTGCATATGCTTGGAGTTCTTTACCACCCATTCCAAACATCATATACTCTCTAACCTTTCTCCAAGGCGAAAGTAATCGATAAGGATTCTTCTTTTCATCGAACATTCTTTTTGCACGATTCACAAGATACGGAATATCAAATGTTTCGATGTTCCACCCTGTAACAATATCTGGTGATTCCCTATCCCACATTTCAAAGAACTTCTGAAGAAGTGCCCGTTCTGAATCGAACCGAAAATAGAAAACATCTTCTCTTTCATGAACAAATTCACCTCTGCCGAAAACATAACATTTACCATCTATCTTGAAAGTAATGGCCGTGACTTCTTCAGTTGCATTTTCGATACTTGGAAAACCACTTTCTGATCCAACCTCAATATCAAGATATGCAATCTTGATCATCGAGAAATCGTAATCGATATGTTCTTCTGGAAAATGTTCTGCAATAAATGAAAACTCAAACTTATCATTTCCGTAGATACTGAAGTTGTCTACTTCGTTGTATTTGGAAATAAATTCTCTGCACTCCTTCATAGTTCCTGGCTGAATCTCTCCAACTGGTTTACCTTCCAGAGTGCGAAATTTGGTTTCTTCTTTGGTGGGTATGTATAGAGTAGGATGATACTCTATTCTATCTTTAAATCTTTTTCCATCATCAGAGACACCTCTGAATAGTATGTTGTTTCCTAGTGCAGCGACATTGGTATAAAAACTCATTAACTATTCTTTATCAAAATTGTGATATTTAACATAATTCACTTTTAACTTATCTAACTCATTATAACATATTAAAATGTGTTTGTCAATCCAATTCTTTCTCCCATTAAACTGCCCGATTAAAAACAAAAACTGTAGGTAAACTAACCACACATATTTCATATTCTCCTCCTTTACTTGAGAAGACCTTTTTTATAAGTTGTCTTCCCCTTGACTCTTAGAGCTGTTAGAGTTGTTCCACGATTCGTTCCATCTTTTTTATAGGAACAATGTATCCATCCACTATTGGGATCTACACCATCGTAGAATTCTAAAATGAGCTGGTCAAATTCAAGATTTTTTGCAATCCATGTTGCAAGATCTGGATTTGATATTCTTGAAGATTCAAAATCGGCTGCTTCTCCGTTGCAATGTTGACTCGTTTTCGACCCGCCCACTTTTGCATTAAGTGCAGGGGAACGATATCCACTATTGACACGAATTGGCCCGAACTCATTCCGTACTGGTTGTAATATAAAATTACAAAGATTTACCAGATTGATTACGTGTTCTCTGGTAGCATCATTCGAGATTCCAAGTCTATCTGCTGTGGAACTCTTTATCATTTCTGGATATGAAAAATTCTTTGTCAAATATCCTTGATATATTTTTGCCATTATAATCCTTTACTCTTTTCTAATATCAAATGATCCTGTAGACGGATCAAATTTTAAAACAACCTTCATCTCTATTGGCATAAACTTGCCATCTTTCATCTGTACAGGAAGTTTACCTTCTACTGCACCTTTAAGAGCATCTTTTGCATTCTCAAATACATGAGATTTGTCGCCCTTTATAATTTTATCTAATTCTTTTTTTGCGTTGTCTGGAAGTATATCATCTATCATCTTTTCAACGTGTTCTTCTGCCAGATCTTGAGCTTTATCAACTACTAATCCAGCAACCACATTGAATAGCATTCCTGCAAGTGGTAACATATTATTCTCCTTCAAAAGTTAAAAAACAAAAACCCCTTCAAAGTATATATTATTCTCTGAAGGGGCTTGGAGAAATTACTTCTTCTTATGTTCAATCACAGAAGGTGATGAAATAGGAATGATGCGTGGTTTCTTTTCTTCGGGCACCACTTTCTCCAAACTAATGTTCAAAAGACCATTAGTGAACTCTGCACTTTTGACAACAATGTCATCAGAAAGAGTCCATGCTTTAGAGAATGACCTTCTGGCAATTCCCCTATGGACATACTGCTGTTCCGCAGTATCTTTGGATTCTTTTGAACGAACTGTGAGAGTACCATCTGCAACTTCCACTTCGATGTCATTTTCTGAGAAACCAGCAAGGGCTATCTCAATGACATAATTATACTCATCTATCTTACGAATATTGTAAGGTGGATATCCAGTATTTTGTTCTGAAGGGAAATGCATCAGACGATTAAACATGGAATCGAATCCTACGGAAAGACCCATAAAACGTTCCAAGTCGCCTGCGGTGAAATTTGAGTGATGTGCTAATGTTACCATATTGCCTCCTTATATAAAGCAAGGTTATAAAATAATCCCCACCCCCTAGCACGGGCGGTGGGTTGAGTTACAAGGTTTCCACTATGGACAACCTCAATCTCGCCAACCCTCTCCTTTGAGGAAATGTTCGGCTCGATGTTTTAAAACTATCCAAATCAATTTTATTAGTGAATCTTCTGCATAACTGCCTGCTTCCACTAATAATTTGTATTTTGTTTCCATCACTATTTATACTCCATTTTATATAATTATACTAAGTTTTGATGAAAAAGTCAAGTTAAATAATTGAAATTAATTACTACTCTAACTTTTTCATCTGTACAAGAAGTGCCTCGATGTTTTGTATCTTCTGGAAATGATACCCATCTATTTTCAACACTTTCAACTTTCATTCCATTTTCAAATTCTGTATATCCATTATTGGTGTTCAAGTAAAAAATTGAAGTAGTATATGGTATTACTCCCCAATTTCCTTGTATATCTGTATGAAATGTATTTGGAACTATTTCTGGTGTTCTTGTGAGTAAATTTGCCTTTATCCGATATATTTCTTTAATTCTCAATCTTTGTAAAATAGAACTAAGTATACCATAATGCACAGATTCTGGGCCGAGTTTTTCTTTATAGAAACTATGAGTGAATTGAAATTTATCTTTATCATCTGCATAATCTATTGCATCATTATAGACCCAATTAAAACTCCCACCAAGCATGGTATTTTTTAAAACTTGAAAAGATTGTTCGTCTAAAAAATTATCTATTACCACAGGTTTCATATTAATTCAATTTGTATTTCCTATCTACTACTCTGACCTCACTTTGGCCTTGATCATAAATGAACACTTCTTTAATTGGGCCATCAATGTTCTTATCCCAATAATCTAAAAATTCAGTTATACGTGGAAATTCTGGTACTTGATCTTCTGTCTGCCACACGAATTCGTTCACAACGTGCAAATAATCTGGAATATAATATACTACTTGAACGGATGCAATTGTCCATTTCTTTAAAATATAAACCAAGATTATCCCTTTCCAGTTGATCCAAATCCTCCATCTCTATCAGTTTTTTGTTCGGGCCGTTCATTTACTTCCAATAACACGTATTGTTTTTCTTGAACTAACTCCGCCTGACATATGCGTTCTCCATCTTTTACAAATTGTTGATATCCACATATATTGTGTACCATCATGTAAACTGGCTCCACATAATCAGAATCAATAATTCCTACATTATTTGCAAGAGTCAAACCCTGTTTCAACGCAAGACTTGATCTTGGATATAGACGAACTGAATATCCTGCTGGGATATCAAATATCAATCCAGTAGGAACTAACATTCGTTCTTTTGGATTAATTTGCACTCTGCCGTCTATTACTCTTCTTTTTCTTACCTCTAAATCTTCGTAATGATTGATGTATACTTTTACTTCCGAATTTTCTGGCATAAAAGAATGTAAGTCAAAACAAGCCGAACCTTCTGTGGCTCGGAAAGGATCTTTTACTTTTGAATTTAACTTATAAAATAAAAGATCACTCGTCATTCTCATCAGCGTCTCTCTTATTCCCAATATTATATTTTGGAGTTAAATCCCATTCGTCTTTCTCCTTGAAAGACAAGATCTTTAACTGGCTCAATGGAACTGTAGGTTCTGCTGATTTATCTGGTTCGACTAGAGAAATCAATTCCCATTCTGAGAGTAGATTTGCAATACTGTTTCTTCGAGCAGTATCGTTCTCTGTGAAATTAGTGGTCTTACCATCTAATGCAAAAAGTTCTTTAAAATGTACTATGTAGTATTTTCCCTGCTTGTGCAGGATGTGACAAGATTGAAATAAAGTCTTTTCTTTCCGTGACGCAATTCCAATTCGTGTAAGGGTTTCTCGTACCTTTAGGAAATCGTCAGGCTCATTTAACTTCACTTCAACCATCGCTTCGATGAGTGTGTCGTTCATATTGCTCCTTTCACTCCACCTTTATCAATTCTTTGTTTAATAATGTTCAGTTGCGAATCATCAAGCAAGGTTGCATAATCTCTCGCTTTTTCATAATTGCACTTGTAATAACTCTTGATAAGATCAAGAATTTCATTATTTTCCTTCTTTCTTTTTAACCATTTACCATAACGTTTCTTTGGTCTAATACTATTTAGAAAAAAGTCGAATTGAAGTTTGTGGTCTGCATAGTGCCGAAAATTCATTTCGTTTGCATACAATGCAGTATCATGATTAAAACTTAGCCCCCTATTCACTATAAAAGGTTTATAATCTTTCTCTAACTCTGGCGTTTCATCTATGAGATTCTTCTTCCCATGATTGATTTGATTTATGAATTCAAAAGGACTCATGCGAACTCACATTCCGCCATCAACTCTATCAGGCAAGCAACCAAATTAATCTCTTGGTCTGCAACAAATGCAGATTTATACTGATAATCTGCAATAATTAAGACTGCTTGAGGAATAGAAGACTTATCCAATACCTCATACAATTTGTCATATATTTTACGATAAACCGATGCAGGATCATTATCAACATTCGATGTAACCCATTGTCTCATATTAGGAAAGTTCTTT